TCAAAGAGATAAAAGAAGAACACGAAGCATTTGTAAAATTATCGGAGTTGTTTTAATATGATAACTAACTTTGAAGAAATAACAGCACCACTAAGTATAGAAGAAAGAGAATTATTACTTTGTGTTTATGATGTAATAAAAAAGATTGATAAAAAGAATCCAATCAAAGCACCAAACTTAATTCAAAGAGTAAAACAAATAACTAATAAAGAAAAGTTTGCACAAGCTCGATTAAGAAAAATAATTAACTTCATCAGAGCAAACGGAATACTTCCGGTAATTGCAACATCAAACGGATATTATACAAGCTATGAGACAAATGAAATATTAAAAGAAATTAAATCACTAAATGAAAGGGCAGAAGCAATTAGGTTTGCAGGTGATGGCTTAAAAATATTTTTAGAGAAGAAAGAACAATTATCTTTAATGTTGGACTAAAATAGAAACGGAGAAAAGATTATGACAAGTGGAATGATCCGGAACAGATTGAAACCTCGTTTTAATAAGAACTTTGTTAAGTGGAGATATGCTAACAAGAAAAACAAAGCAAAAGAACTTCATCATATTGCAGGGTCAGTAATGGGTGGTGGGAAATTAAATGATTATTTACTTGCTGAAATTGATAAAGAATTTCACACAGTAATAACTTATAACAGAGAACCAACGCAAGATGAAATTGATGAAATGATGGTTGATGCAATTGAAGGGATGTCAGACTACATTGAACATTTAGAACAAACAATAATATTATTAAACGGACAAAAATGATATGGATATACTTATAATAGCAACAATCGCATTTGCAATAATCGGGTTACTGTTTATGATAGCAGTTATCATAATTGCAAATAAAATAAATAAAGAAACTTATGATCGGGTGGACGAATGAATATAGAAAAAAGAGAATTAAGATTAACCCATAAATTATTTAATGACCACTTTCAAAATTCTAAAAGATATAATATTCCGAAGGCACAGTTGATTATTGCAGATGTACCATATAACATCGGGAATAATGCATACGGCTCAAATCCTTCGTGGTATATCAATGGCGATAATAAAAACGGTGAAAGTGAATTAGCAAAGAAAGAATTTTTTGACACCGATAAAGACTTCCGTCCTGCAGAGTTCATGCACTTTTGTAGTAAGATGTTAAAACCGGAACCAAAAGAAAGAGGCAAAGCACCCGTAATGCTTTTATTTTGTGAGTTTGAAGATCAATTCAAATATATTGAGTTAGCAAAAAGATATGGGTTAAATAATTATATCAATTTAGTGTTTTATAAAAACTTTTCAGCACAAGTATTAAAAGCTAACATGCGAGTAGTTGGTAATTGTGAATATGGTTTGCTTTTATATCGTGATAAACTCCCGAAGTTCAACAATGACGGGAAAATGGTATTTAATGCAATGGAATGGGAACGAGATACAAAAACGGTTAAAATCCACCCAACACAGAAACCGATCCCATTGTTGGAAAGATTGATTAAATTATTTACAGATGAAGGGGAAGTCGTAATTGACCCTGTAGCTGGTAGTGGCTCATCAATAGTTGCAGCAATAAATACAAATAGAAGTGCTTATGGATTTGAGATAAAAAAAGACTTCTTTGCTGAGGCAACTAAATTTATTGCGGAAGAAAAAATAGTAAGAGAAGAAATAAAAAGACTTGGATGGGCTAAAAGTAAAGCAGCTAAAATATATCCGGTTCTGGATTTTCAATAATTGATTTAATGCAAAGCGCATTAAACTAAAAAACGGGAGTGATGAATCTTTGAAGCCTTCACTCCCAAACTATTTTAAGGTAAAAAAAATGACACACAGAAAGCGAACAGACAATAATCAAAAAAGCATAGTTGAAGCACTTCGCAAGATTGGGTGTAAAGTAAAAATATTAAGTGATTCCGGTGGTGGCATTCCAGATTTACTAATCGGAGTTGAGTATGTTACGATCCTAATGGAAGTAAAAACAAAAGATAATTGGTATGGCAAAAAAGGATTAAGCGAAACGCAAAGTGAGTTCTTAAAAGAATGGAAGGGCGGATTAGTCTTAATCGCTTATGATGCTGAGGACGCAGTAAACAAGGTCCAAAACGAAATTAACCAAGTAAGAAACTTCAAGCGAGCACTTGAAGAAGGATTCTCAAAGGGTCAAGTTAAAAAACATATATTCAGTAACTAAAATAAACAGTGCACAAGCCACTCCTGCACAACATAAATAGAGGTGAGTAATAAACACATTCATCTCTATTTTATTTTGTAAGTAAAAGAAAAAAGAGTTATTATTGCAAATAAAAACAGGAACTACTTACTATGGAATGCGAAAACATAATTGAGAGCCTGAAACAAAAAGGAATAAAACTAACTCCACCGAAAGACCTGCCTAAAGATGAATTGATTTACGCACTACTTGACACGCTGACCGAAGTAAAAATTATTGGAAGAAATGTTTTACGAGATATTAAAATCAGAGCACAATACGCAAAGTTAAAAGAAAGCGGTAAATCAAGCCCCGAAGCAAGACAAATCATAATTGACCAACCACTAATAGACAAAGATGGAAATAAATATTATATCTCAGAAGATACGGTTCGCAATATTCTTTACTCAAAAGCGAGAAGAAAATGAACCCACTACTAAAAACAACAGCAAACATTATCTACTTAGAACTTCTAATAACTGCAATAATCATTTTAATAATATTGAATTAAATAAAATAATTGAGAACAAAAACATCAAAGTATAAGGGGGTGAAAAAATCAAGAAATAGATGGAGAGCAATCACTCCACAACCAGAACTTAGCAAAAGTTTTGATACTGAAATTGATGCAGCAGAATTCTACAATTTACATTCAAAAAAGCCAAATAAATTAAAAAATAGACTTATTTGTACTGTTTGCGAGGTAGAAAAGGATAAAGATGAATTCCACCCTGATGAGAGAAAAGAAACACATATATGCTCAGTTTGTAAGGCTTGTGTTTCAATACAAACATCTATAAATACTAAACTAAAAAGGGCTGGATTAAAAAGGGATGAAAACTCTATTGAGTATCTAAAAATAGATAGAATAATTAAACTAATTGAAAAGAAAGTAATTACTAAAGATGAAGGAAGAAATCTTTACAATAGAGACAACGCCGTTAAATGCGCCTTCTCTATCCGACTTAAAAGCAAAAAAAATATTATTACCAGAAACCCCTTGTGATAAATGCTTTGCAAGCACAAAAGATATATGTTCAGAAAAGGAAATTGCTTGCCGTGATCTTTTGCATTATATAAGTAAGGGCGAGGTTGTTGACAAAGATAGAATTCCGATCAAAGATATATATCTTAAAATAAATAATAAGGCAGACAGTATTGTGAAATCTGATAATAATAAAATACAAGGTGTGGACCAGCTTACAACATTGCAAAAGGAATTAAAACTTTTAAACAAACTAAGGGTAGAAAGTTTAGAAGAAATAGACAAATATTTTAATGATAAAACAACATTAGATAAAGCGAAAGTAGCCTGTGTAGTTTATGGGTTAATATTAAAATCTGATTTAATTGGAGCTGGAGAATAAAAAAATGCCACAACAAAAACCAATCAAATGGAAACTTGTTACAAAAAAAGTTTCAGAATTAAAACCATACAGCAAAAACCCACGCAACATAACAGAGCAAGGATTAAAGGACTTAAAAAAATCAGTTGATAAATTTGGACTTGCAGAGCCGATTGTCATCAATCTTGACCTAACTATAATTGGAGGGCACGGTAGAGTTTTAACATTAAAAGCTAACGGCACAAAAGAATGTGATTGCTATATACCAAACAGAAAACTAAATGATAAAGAAGTTGAAGAATTAAACATTCGCTTAAATAAAAATCAGGCAGGATTTTTTAATTTTGATATACTTGCAAATGAATTTGATTTAAACGAATTATTAGAATGGGGATTTAATGAGCGTGAACTTGGCGGACTAAGTATTGAAAAAATAAACGAGATGGAAGAGTGGAAAGACGCTAATATTGATGACTTTGAGATAAACAAAGATGGTGAATACAGATTGCATATTATATTTGATTCTGAAAGGGAAAGAAAATCTTTTGTAGAAAAACACAATATAAAGCTTGGTAAAGGTCAATCCGGTGTATGGACAGCAAATCTATAAAATATCCTGTCTATATAATTTCAAAAGGCAGATGGGAAAACCCAATCACTGCTAAATACTTTCTAAAAGAAAATGTTCCGTTCAAAATTGCAATAGAACCACAAGAACTTGATGATTATAAAAAAACAATTCCAGAAAAGAATATATTAGTTTTGCCGTTTAGTAATTTAGGCTTAGGTAGTTATCCGGCAAGAAACTATTGTTGGGATGATTCAATAAAAAATGGTTTCAAAAAGCATTGGGTATTTGATGATAATATTTATTTTATTGTAAAATTTATAAAAGGGATTAGAAGGAAACAATCAGTAAGTGCTGTTAATGCGATAATGAATGCTGAATTATTTTTTGATAAGTATAAAAAAATTGCATTGGCTGGGTTTAACTATATTTATTTTGCTACTAAAAACACAGCAAAACCATTTTATTTTAATACACACGTTTATAGCTCAATACTAATAACAAACTCAATACCTTATCGATGGAGACTAAAATATAATGAGGATGTTGATTTATGCTTACAAGCTCTAAACGATGGGTGGAACACAATATTATTAAATATATATCTTATTAAAAAAGTTTCAACAGTAGAAATGCTAAAGGGTGGGAATCAAACTGAATTATATCAGGGTAACAAAGCAGAAAAGAAACTATTAAAAGCAAAATCACTCGAAGCCGTATGGCCTCAGTATGTAGAAACGAGAGTGAGATTTGGCAGAATACACCACTATGTAAATTGGAAGAAACATTTCAAACAACCATTAAAAAGAAATGAATAAACTCAAAAAAATAAGCGAACTGATAAGATTAACTTATTATCAATTTAGGTTTTCATTAAATAAAATATTGAAGTCTAAAAATTAAGCCTAAAATAAAAAAACTTGCAAAGTCTCAATGATTTATGTTTTTTCGCACATAGTAAGAAATAAGTTTATTCACAAAGAGATTGCGGAGGCAATAATATGTCAAAGTCTGGAGAGACAAAGACAAAGCGGAAAAAGGTTATCGGAGTTAAGAATAAAGGTGGAAGACCGAGTAAGTTTGATGAAAAGATAACAGCTAATATTGAACTAATTAAAAAGTATTATCGATTTGGATTAACTGATAAACAAGTATCTGATTTAATTGGGATAACAGAACAAACTCTAAATAACTATAAAAAAGACGAGAGGTTTTTTGAGTCCTTAAAAAAGGAGAAGTTATTTGCAGATGTTGAAGTGATTGCAAGCCTTTATAAGAGAGCAACAGGTTATGAGTATGATGAGGTTTATCAGGAAGGTTCACCAAATAAAGATGGAACTGATAAAATCACAATTAAAACTATTAAGAAAACAAGAAAGCATATTGCAGCAGACCCAACATCAATCATTTATTGGTTAAGAAATAGACAAGATTGGAAAGACAAAACAGTTGAGGGTTATGATAATGAGAGAGAAACTATTCCAGAGTTTGACAAAATGAGTGATGCTGATCTTGATAAGTACATCAAAGAAAGTAAATGACGAGAGACGATAAAATAAAACTTGCAAAAGCAATCTACACAAAGAAGATAAGAAGGGAAGTAACGCCCTTAAATTACTTTGAGCCAATCGATCATCCAGAGTTACAACAAAAACAATTCTTAGTAAGTGAAAAGAAAAATATTGCAGCATTTGGCGGAAACAGATCGGGAAAAACTTTGACCGGAGCTGTAAAGGTAATTACTTACTGTTTAGAAAATAATAATGCAGATTGTTGGGCTGCAACTTGGGCAGATATGTCAAACCCAATTCAACAGGCAGAATATTATCGTTGGTTACCAAAGACAAAAGAAATTAAGTTTGCAAAGTTTAGTGAGCAAAGAGGTTTCCTGCATAAGATTATAATTTTCAGTAATGGCAGTAAAATAAGATTTAAGACTTACGAGCAAGGATGGGAATCATTTCAAGGTGCAAGTAAAAACATTATTCACTTAGATGAAGAACCACCAGAGGAAATTGTAAATGAGTGCAAAGCAAGATTGATGGATAGAAACGGAGTTTTAATCCGTACAATGACACCGCTTAATGGAATCACTTATACTTATGATGAAATAGTAATTAACTCAAATCAGGATAAAGAGGTTGAGTTTTTTTATTTTGATAGCAATTACAATCCACACATCAACAGCGAAGCAAGAGATAGAATTTTAGGCGGATATGCTGACAAAGAACGTGAAGTAAGAAGCAAAGGACATTTTCTCAATCTTACAAGCGGTCAAGTTTATTACAGCTTCGATAATGAAGCAAACATAGCAGAGTGGAAATACAACCCAAACTTAGCATTAGAAGTGAGTTGCGATTTTAACGTATCTTTGATGTACTGGCCAATCGGGCAACAAAGTAGAGACAAAGACTTTGAGTTTGATTATGTAGAATTAGAAAACCACGCAAACACAGATTTAATGTGCCAAATGTTAAAGAGTAAATATCCGGACCATAAACCAGAACAATGGATATTTTATGGTGATATATCTGGAAGCAAAAGAGATCCCGCAACTTCATTAAGCAGTTGGGGAATTATACAAGGGCACTTTCCAAAGGCATCAATCTTTTATCAGAATATCAGAAACATAAAAGATAGAACGGATGCAGTAAATGGAAGGCTCAAAAATAAGCAAGGCAGATATTTATTTATCAGTAATAAATTAGCAAGACTTAAACTTGATTTAATGCGTGTAACTTGGGAAATGCTTTTGAATAAAACAAAAGCTGGAATGCTTACACACGCAAGCGATGGATTGAGTTATAAAATATTTAAGAAATATCCGCTATATGGAAGTACCATAAGCAGAGGAGGTTATCAATTATGATTCCTGAAACAATCGGAATTAACTTACTTACACAGGCTTTCAATATGTTCAAGAGACAGAATGAAGCTGATAGACAAAACTTTTATATGAATATGAGTGCTTTTTATTTTCGTATTAAACCGGAAATGGAAAGAGTAATTAAAGATGAGTTTCTAAAAAAACCATTCTCTAAAAAAACACTTGATAAAATGTATTGGTTTCACGATGATGTAATTGATAAAATCATAAGCAGAAAGACAACAGGAGTTTTATCAAATAACCCGATATTACTTTACAATGAAAAGCAGGATGAGAACCTCGATAACTTTCTACACTCGATTAACTTTTGGGAATCAATCAAAGAAGCGTACAAAAGAAGTAAATACTTTAACACAGTATTGCAGATGCCTGTTTTTGATTATGAAGAAAACACAATTAGGTTAGATTTATTGCAAGGTGATACTTGTTCAGTAAATACTAAAAAAGATTACTTGAAAATGCGGGGGTTATTGATACCAAGATTAGATGAGAATCAGGAAATATATTACACGTTCTGGAGCAATGAAGAACACAAGATAACAAGACCAGACGGCGAAGCGATGAAAATTAAAAACAACCCAAATGGAATAAATCCATATAATGTTATTCCTGCAAGTATTCTAAGGGATTCTATCGGGTGGGATTTTTGGGGTGAACCAAACATTGCGCTCTATACTTTTCAGATGTTGCATACATTGAAAGTTAGCGATAATGAACGTGGAGAGTTTTATTATAAATTCCCGATAGCACTTGCAAAGAACTTAAAGATAACAGACCAAGATGAAATGTCTCCCGGATATATATTGAAACAGGAGAACTCAAATCCCGATGTTACAATGGCATTAGAATACATTTCACCAAATGCAGATTGGAGTTCAATTAGAGAAAATGAAGCAGCAAGACGTGAACAGTTTATGGTTAACCAAAAAATACCCGCCTCAAGTGCGAGTGCTGATATAAAAGTATTAAGCGGTTATGCAAAGAACATTGATGAACTTGAATTAGTTGAATCAAGAGAAGGTGATAAAGCTAATCTTCAAAGATTTATTTATGATTGCTTAGAGAAAACTTTAATCGTTGCTAAATACAATTCTGGCAAAATGAAAGACTTCAAACTTTCATCTATTGACATAAATAAAATAACTATGCAATATCAGGAATTAGATAGCTTTGAAAGTGAATCAGATAAATGGATGAGACGTGAAAAGGAAAAACTTTACGGAATGAAAGATGAGATTGACTTTATTATGGAAGATGAGAACTGTAATGAAAAAGAAGCAATAAAGATTCTTGAATCAAAAAGAGCAAGACGAGATAAACTTAAACTCGAAGATAAAACAGTAAAACCAATAACAGCACAAGATTTATTTAATCAAACACCAGATAATCAAACGGCTCAATAAAATGACAATACACGTTTTACCGGTTAATGATTTGGAGCCACACGATGAGGATAGTACACAATGTAAATGCCATCCAAAAGTTGAATTTGTTGAGGGTGGAATATTAGTAACACACAACGCATTTGATCAAAGAGAGATAATTGAAGAAATTAACGAAATATTAAATCAAAAGAATCCAATTGAATAATGGCTAAGCAAACATTAGAACAATTACTTGAGAAAGTTGACAAACAGGTCAAAGCAAAGATTGAAAAGATACTTGCAAACCTGACACCAGAGCAAAGACTTGCAATCATTGATAACCCTGCAATCATTGATGACTTGTTAAAGGATATTGATGTTCAGCAACTTGCTAAATATTATATGACTGAATTAACTGTAATGGCAGGAACAGTTATCAAAGATTATTCTCTTGAAATAGCAGAGACACAAAAGCAAAAAGTAAATATCTTTGTCAATAAGTTATTAGAGTTAAAAACAGATACACTAAGACAGTTTATAGAATCAAATAAGGCACAGTTCAAAAATAAAATCATTGAGTTAATCATAAATGGATCTGATAGAAAAGTTATAAAAGAATACTTTGCAAAGACACCATTCACAAATGCACAAATCGGAACACTCATTAACACAGCAGAAAGCGATATAAGACGAACAACTGTTTTAAGTGCTTATGAAGATAGGCCGGGAATGAAGTTCAGATATGAAGGCGGGTTAATTCCGACAAGCAGTGATAATTGCACTTGGTTAATAGAAAACCAAAAAGCCGATGGTTATTTATTAAAAGAAATACAATCAGGGATAATTACACCTCACGGAACAATAGATTGGGGCGGACGTGTACCAAATTATAATTGTATCCACAGATGGGAACCGATATTAAATGGCAGATGACAAACTAAATACAAAAGAAATATTCGCAGGAATTAAAAAAGAGTTTTGGCAAGACACCGCAACTAAAACCAAAGCAATGATTCGCAGCGATATGGAGTCTGGTGAAGTTCAGGAATATACAACACAAACAAGACCAACAAAAGCGGGTGCAAAGAATTACAGTTCCGGCTATAAGAAATATAAAGCCAATTATATGAACCGGTTTACTGATGGTAAGAAGTTAAAATCTCACGCCGGACGTTCAGTTGTAGATAATACTACAAACTCAGTTAATATGAGATTAACAGGAAAAACTATTGAGGGGTTACACTTAGACCAGATTTTAATAAATGGATTTATTCTTAGCTATATGGAAGCTGATAGAAAAAAGATTGAAGGTAATGCAGAAATGGGGAGACTTATCACAACATTGAATGATAAAAACAAAGATAAAGTCTTAAATCTTTATGCAGATGCTTTAGATGTATCACTAAGAAAATGGGCACAAAAAGAATTAGTTATCAAAGTCGGGAATTAAAAAAACTTGACAATGAAAAATAAAATAACTTTTTTCGCAATAGTAAAAAGAAAATAATTAACAATATCTATCATAAAATCATTGGAGAATGATTATGTTTTTACGCAACAGGTTGGAGAACCTAAATAATTTGTTTTTAGAAGAAGATGGGAAAGCAGGCGGAGGCCAGACAGAACAAGAAAAACACGATGCACATCTTAGACAAGCAATTACAGAACGAGATGAAGCAAAAGCAAAAGCTCGGGATACTGAAAAGAAGTTGACAGAAATTAGCAGTAAACTTCAAGAGATTGAGGACAAGAAGAAAATTGAAACTGGAGAGTTTCAAAAACTTGCAGATGAATATAAGGTAAAATACGAAAGTGTATTACCAGAACTCGAAACGTACAAAAAAGATTCGGATGAATTAAAAGCGTACAAAGAGAGTAGAAAGAAAGTTTTATTTGAATCAATACCAGAAGATAAAAGAGAAGAATGGAAAGACTCAGACATTACAACTTTGGAGAAAGTTGTTCCTTTGTTTTCAGGAAATCTTAATCTTGGTACTGATGACGGCAAAACAGGAAAGAAAAACGGTAAGATTGAAACGGCTGGAAAGACGTATTCAGACTTTAACGTAACTGAATTAGATGAAATTAAGAAACAAAACCCGCAAGAGTGGGAACGTCTATTCAGTGGTAAAGGCAAAGTAGCAATTTAATAACGGAGAAAAAAAATGACACAACTATTATTGAGCGGTGTTAACTATCAGAGTGAAAGTTTTGGAAGAGTTTTAGCGGGAATGTTTTCCCACAAGCTAAGTCTTTTGAATAACATCATAACGTTAGCACCAGACCAGATAATCGCACCAGTTGAAGGCGATTATGCAAGCGTTCCACAATGGAATGCACTTAGTGGAGATGCGGATGTAATTACAAACGGTCTCACGACAACAATCAATGCACCATCACAGTTCAAACACAGGGCAGCTTGGGTTGAACGTGAAAAGGCTTGGGGTGCTGATGAAATTATAATGACAATAGCCGGAAGCCAACACGATGCAACCACAGCGATTGCAAATATGATTGGTGAATATTGGGCTAACCAAATGCACAATACTGGCATTAGTGTTATCACAGGTTCTTTTGCATCGGCTCTTGCAGCAACTCACGTTTCAGATGACACAGGTTCAACAATCACAAAAGAAAAGTTAGCATTAGCAAAACTTAAACTTGGTGATAATGCTGAAAAACTAAAATCATTAGTTGTTAACTCAAAAGTTTACACAGATGCTTTAGTTGGAAATATGATTGCAACAAACTTAGGTGATGCACTAACTCAGCAAGGTGCATTAGAAAAACTGTTAGGAATGAATGTTTATCAATCAGATAAACTAACAGTAACAGCAGGCGTTTATCCGTCAATACTTGGTATGCCGGGTGCAATGCTTTATAAAACACGTCCGAGAAAAGACGCCGCATTAAGTAATGCAAATAAATTTAGAGTTGGAAACTTAGAAGTAGAACTTTACAGAAACTCAATTACAAACGGTGGTTATGATGCACTCATAACACGATTGAGTTATTGTGTTACTATACCAGGTGTTCAGTATGATGATACTGGTGGAGTAAACCCAACTGAGACAGTGCTTGCAACATCTACAAGCTGGACAAAGGTTCAGACAGATGACAAGTTAATTCCATTAGTAATGTACAAATCAGCATAAAGGAAAGGAGATAAAAACTATGAAAAAATTATTTGGAATAATTGCAGTAGTGTTGCTCGTTTCTTTTATGAGTAACGCACAGCCATATAGAGTTTATACTCTATCTTATGGTTTACTAACAGCTTACACAACTGAAACTCAATATCTTGATTTGTCTGGATGGGCAAAGATAGATAGTGTTTCAATGTCAGCACTTGCGAAGGGTGGCGCTGGCAACTTAAATGAAGTCGATAGTATTGTAGTTTACAAAGGATTTAAAACAATCAATGGAATTGGGTTTGACGCAACTGCATACACGCAGCTTTGCACATTAGACCCCGCCGCTTCGGTTACTACATTTGAACAATTGCTAACTTCAGGTGCAAGCTTATTAACTGGCGCATTATTGCGAGGCGTTAATATGTTAAAGGTAGTTGTTTACCCCTCAGATGAGACAAGTGTAGCTCCGGCATTCTTTGATGTTAATTTCCAAGTATGGGGTACGAAAGAAGTTAAATAGTTAGTTAGTTAGTTAGTTAAGTGGTGCGGGTGTTAGGACACAACCCCTAAGTTAAACACCCGCATTTATTAAGTTAAAAATATTTTGGAGAAAATATAAAAATGTCAAAGCAAAAAGAACAGATAGAAGAACAGATCGAAAAACTTCCTTATAAAATCAATGATAGAGTTAAACAAACTGGATTTGCTGCTAATTATGTAAAAGTTGGTGGACCGTTAATTGTTATAAGCAAAGAAAAAAGAGACGCTGACATTGACCCAAACACAGGGCAGTACAGCAATTCAGTTATTAAGTTTCAATCAAAAGTCTTTATCAATGGCAAAGAACGAGAAAGTTTTGATTTACCCGGTGACTTAGATATGAAAGTAGTTTATAGTTTAGGACAAGCAAGAATAATTGTTTTGAGTGAAGATCAGGGCAAAACTTATAATGAGTTTGCAAAGAAACTACACGCAGGGTTAATTAAATGATAAGGACGGGAATCACAAACGATTCCCTTCTTGATTTACAACCTGCTTTACAAAAGTATTACCCGCAAGGGCAAACATCTTTTCAGGAGCAGATTGATGAAGCATTAAGGCAAATCATTAGAGAGTTAAAGAAGAACCGTAAGGACATTAAAAAGTATTGCACTCCAAAACTATTGCAAGCAAGCGTTTCAAAGCCTGGAAACTTCACGAGTGATGCAGTTAGTGATGACTTAGAAAGAATGCTTTGGCAAGTTACTGTTACAAGTTTTGTTTCTAATTGTGGTTTTGTTTTATCCGGTTGTAATACAGAATCAGGAACTTATATAACAATCGGCAACTTATCATTTACAGCAAGCGGAACGAATTATTTAGTTTTCAATGATACTTATAAATTTTATAAAGTAAGTATTACTGCCGGTGATGACACTACTTATGAATCAAATCTGATTGAATCAAGTTTTTACCACGCACATTTATTTTTAAGCATTTCACTCGCTTACAAGACAGCAATAAAAGCAGAGGGTGATAGAATGGATTACTTAGCTAAAATGTACGACCAAAAGTTTGTTGATGAAATGATTACAATGGTAACAAGTTATGATGAAGATTCAAGCGGTGATATTAGTTCAGATGAAATTACAAAAGCAACATCAATAGAGTTTTTAAGATGAGCTGGGTTACTGATAAAGCAACATTAGAGCTGCTATTAGTTGGACTTGGATATAGTGAAATAGCAGATGATGAAAACACAGAGGATGAGCCTTATGCACCGCATAAGAATTTTTATTATAAGCTAAATGTTCTTGGTGCTGATGGATTAGGATTAACAAGTAATGCTTCGGCATACAGCAATAGAATATTATTAGAATGTTATTACATCAATGATGAAACAAATACAAGAGATGAGAACTATGATAATTTTAGTGAAGTATTTGAAGCTATAATAAGTTTATCAGGGTTCTTAGGTGAAATATCAAACGACTTTGAGGATATTGATGAACTACATTGCAAAGGAATAATCAATTTTTATTTTGGATTTGAAACCTGTTAAGGAATAAAGAACAATGGCAAAGCAAAAAGAGAAAGTAATATCAAATGAAATAGTTTACTCGATAAATAAGACAGCAAATTATCTATCGCATAAAATTATATTATCTGGTATTGATGAAAAAAGAACACAAGAATTTAATGAAGGTAAAATAATAGAAGTAACTGAAAATGAACTTAAAGAAATTGGTTATCATAGATGGCTTATTTCGGAGGTAAAATAAAATGAGTGTAAAGACAGCAGGTAAACAAGGCAAGTATGGTATTATTAAACATAACACTTCTAATAGTGCTGCAACAGGATTTAAGGCAATCGGATCAACAGCTAATCAATGGACTAATCCTGTTTTAGTTGCAACTAATTTTAGAACATTGCTTTT